GCCGCTCTCGCGCAGGGTCTGCTGAACAACCAGATCGCGCATCGATTGAGGCAATCGCTCGAAAGCTATCTCTTCATTTTCGGGATTGCCCTGAGTAGCTGGAGGTTGGATTGCGGGTTGCTGGAAAGTCGTCACAGCCTGTTTGACGAGGTTTTCATCAGTGTGAATTGCATCAGCAACCTGATCTTCTGTTGATTCAATCGTCACGCCCTGAGCGCCCGCTGTAACGAGTGACTGGCGCACGATTCCGAATTGCATAAAGTTGGTCTTGAATAACAAGGCCAGCGCAGTTTTCCACATAGAATTTTCTCCTTCGGTTGATGTCCGCCCACGAGCGGAAGCCAGGGCGTATTTGACTCTGCCGCCTGCTGCGGCATCTGTTACCAGGTCGATTGAAATTGGTCTGACTTCGGTTGCCTCGGTCGCTGATTTGCCGTCAGACCAGTTGACCTGTTTGGTTTGAATTGCGACCAGAATTGAAGCGCCGTAGAAATCGAGGTTGCGAGCATCGTATGCGGCCTGAATATCGTCTCTGAGCCAGGCGGCTGAAGGTTTGATATTCAATGTTGCATCCAGTCCCTGCTCAGTGACTTCAAAGTCAGTCCAGAAACCGACCTTGTCTTTGATGGATCGTTCCGGCAGTTCCTCCATTTGGGAAGCGGTTGGATGATCAGCAAAGCAGGCTTGATTTTCCCATGTGTGCTTTTTCAGAGACTGAGCAAAAACGTCCTTCTTCCAGACGTGACGAGTTTTGCTGAGTCCCCAGGCGACGACCTGGAATCTCCATCTGAAGCCTTTCCCATCAAGAGCCTGTCTTATCAACAGACCTTGACTCACCTGAGTTGCTTCGCCATTGCCGACCTCGACATATTGTTCTTCAACTCGGACAGGATCGCCGAAAGTCACCTTATCGCCGTCGATCTGGTAGCTGATCTTGAAGAGATGGCTAGTTTCATCTTCGCAGGCGATCAGGTAATCATCGAAAACTTCTTTCGGATACCAGAACCGGCAGCGGTCAGAGTTAGGCTGTTTGAACTGAGCGCGCAATGCTCCGCCGATCTGTTCAATGATGTCGGTCAGGCTCTTGTCAGCCTGCTTTGTCAGGCTCACTCTTACCGGATCGCGGCCCGCAGGCGCTGTTGATTGCCGAACGATGCTAGGAATACTCATTTAACCTCCATTTAATTAGGTTCAAATCGCCTCAAATCCGCTCTTTTCACCCCGCGCCGAGCCGTAAGACCCCTGAAATCGCCACAGGGCAAATAAACGCGATTGCGGGGCTACTTTTTGAGCGCGGCGTTGATGACCCTTGTTGCGGCAGCTTCGGCAATCGCAGTGACCTTCTCAACAAACTGCGGATCATCCAGATCAATGCCTGAATTGATGGCACTGTCTCTGGCTGCCTTTCTCGTCTGCTGCTCAACGCGAGCCTTCTCAATCAACTCGTCACTGACTTTTGTGCCATCATTGAGAATCAGCGTTTTGCTATCTTTGGATTTGCTGAAAACATCCTCTGGCTTAACATCCTTGATGGATTTGTATCGGGTAATGTCTGCCATCTTCTTTCTCCTTAATTGCCGCTATGCGGCGAGTCTCGAAACAACAGGCTTGCTGATGCATCTACACCGAACCGTATTCCGAGCCGATCCAGCGGGGTCTCTCGGATATTGCAACTGCTCAACAAGCAGAGCATCAGCACCTATCAGAAGGCCAACATCGAAAGGCTCATCTACCTCTCTGATCTGGCCGTTTGTTAGTGAGTGAGACAATCGCACTCGATTGTCTTTTGCAGTGACCCATTGCTTTTTCAGGTCATAGCCAGCCCTTCGCATCGATTCACGATTTGCCAGCATTTTTGCGTGCGCCGCGATTGCCTGAATTCTCAGCACCTCGGTTCTGATGATTGCCTCTGCTCGCGCAGCAATCGATTTGAATCGCCCAGGCTTAGTGAGCGAGGTTCCGACCTGATCAACAGCATCCTTGACGCTCAACCCGCCCAGGGCTGCACGCCTCACAATGTTTGTGATCTGTGAGCGCATCGCTTCTGTGAGGCCAGTTACATACTCAACCGAGAAATTTGCAGCAGTGATCGCCACGTTCCGGCTCACACCTATGACTGGCGAGGTCGTCATCTTGATCGGCGCATCGGCAAGCTGCTCGCCAAACTCTATTGATCGCGAGAGGCTCACTCGCAAATGGTTTTCAAGCTGTCGTCTGAACTCTTCAATGCGTTGCTCAATTGCTTTGAGTACCTGACGCAATACCGCCATATCGAATTCGCTTCGGCCCTGACCTGCCATCTCCGCGATAATGTCTCTCTGTGTTCGCTCCAGCAGTCTCAGCCCTTCGCGCACAGCAGCTTCGTCGTGCGCGAGGATCGCCTCGATAATCTTTCGCACTTGCCTCACAAACTCTCTTTCGTTGAAGTCAGGCATCAGGCCACCTTCTCCTCTTCCTCGTTTGTCTCTGCAAGCTTCGGAAAAGGCTTCTTGTCGTAATCCTTCAACTCTTCGGTTTCCTTCTCGGCCTTCGCTTTTGCCATCTCTTCATCGACGTCATACTCGATACCGAACTGAGCAATGAAGGATGCGAAGATTTGCGCCGCAGTCTCTTGCGCTATCCATCCACGCTCCACAGCCATATCGAGAGACGCAGTGATCTGTGCTACAACTGAGCCGACGCGAGACATATCTTTTGTCGAAAGCTCTGGCATCACGATCTTGAATTTGCGACTGAGCCTGCCGTTTTCAATCTGCCGCTTTATTACAGGTCGCTTGAGCGCGACCTGATCGATCACATAGTCGATGATCTCTCTGAAGATTGCTCTGACCTGTCGTTGTCGAGCCGAGAGAGCTTTGAGGATTGGCAGTTCAAGATTTTCAGAGCTTGCGCGGTTAGCTCCTTCAGTGATGCCAAAGAAGAAATCTGATAAGTCAGAAGCGCCCAGGGCATCTTTGCGGATGCCATTTGCCAGCATACGTGTTTCAGTAAATTTCAAATCCGGAGCGACGGCATCCCATTCAACATTTTCATTGTGTGCGCGGATCGACCCCGGAGCAGGCGCAGTCTGTGTTTCAAGCCACTTCTGAATATCCGGCTCGGATTTTCCTGTCAGCTTCACATCCCAAATGAAGTTGAGAAGCAACTGCACGCGCTCAAGATCGTTGAAGGTTGCCTGATCCCAGGCGTCGATAATGTCGGCCACAGGTTCAAAGTCTGATCGGCCTCGCGTCGCATCCGGAGCGCAGTTGATTTTGAATTGGAAGATGTCACCAACTCGATAGTTGGCACTCTTCGAATGTGGATTCGCATCGCGGTTGATAATCGCGTACTTGCGCTTGACTGAGAGGTCGTAATAAGCAGAGTAGCCAGCCCCAGCGCCTGGCTTCATCCAGACCTCGCGCATAATGCGCCTGTTATGCCTGTCAGGGAAAACCTGCTCGACTTCGATAGGATCGATCCAGCCAAGCTGCACAGCGCCTGAAAAGTCATTGACGAAAGTAGGGATGTAAAGCTCGCCGTTGATCCCTAAGTAATCGACCATCTGGATTTGAAATTCATCCAGGTTATTGACTGAATCACAGAAGAACTCATCAATAAGAGGCTGAATGATCTTCTTGTCCTCGGCATCGATCTGGATACCATCGCCGATAACGAAGTCTCTTCGCGTCTTGCGAATCTTGTTGCCGAGAGGATTCTGTGCGGCGAGATAGTTTGCTATCTCAATGAGCCTGTCCTGTTCGATTGGCTGGAGATCGCGGCGAGACTGAGTAATCCCGCGCCACTTATTATCGTCAGGATCGATGCCAATTGAAGTCGCAGCTTGCTTGACGATGCGATCAGCTTCACCGCGAATCAGATCGCCGACAGTTTGCCCTTTATGGTACTCGACGCCGAGATCACGCGCTGCCATTTTGACGAGCGCCTTGACCTCTTTTTTCTTTTTGTCTTTCTTCTTTCCCATCTATCGTCCGTATGAGAGAGTGATTCACGGCTCCTCGCTATAGAATCACTCTCTCCAGTCATCGACTGTTGGAGTACTGCGACCTGCTCCTCGTAACGGTCACTCCCTCTTTTGCTTTATTAAAGCGGCAGGACTTCAACTCGCTTCACGTCTTCTGCTTTTCCGGCTTACAATCAGAACCTCTTTCTTCTTTGAGTGGAGGAAGCCCTGAAACGCATCATTGCAGAACTGCTCGACGCTACCCCTGCCTGTTTTGGCGAATACCGTTACCGCACATCTTCAGCCTGGATGCTGTTCCAGGTTCCAGGCTCATTACCTGAGTGGCGATGTGCCTCTTTGACGAAATAGCCGTTCGGCCCGAAGATGCCAATTAAATCGACCAGACTGGAGCTATTAGGCACACCTGGAATTGGCTTGCGCTTTTGAAGCTGCTGGCCGCTCAGTAGCACCACGCAGGGAAACTTCACTATGTGATCTTGATACGGCCCGGATTTCTCTATAGGCAGCGGTCGATAGAATCCTCGCTGGCCTGTTTGAACATCTGCACCAGAGTCAATGTCTGCCCATAATTCTGCTGGTGATTTTCCAGCGCCTTTTGATTTCGCCATTTCAATTCTCCTTAAATCTTCGGCGGCCAATGCCACGTATTTGGCTCGCCTTGTTCGTTGTAAAGCACAGAAGTTTTCCAGATCGGGCTGGTCTCAAATCCATCATTTGTGCCATCCACAAACACGAACAGATTCACGAGGCCAGTTCCGAGTGACCAAATGCGACTCACTTTTGCGGCCCTTACTTCACCATCGGGCAGCACGTAATGAACGTCACTGCCAAGCTGTAGCCCTTCCATTAGGCTGCCCTCCTGAATTTGCGAAGCCCCTTTATCGCTGCCATCCGTCGGGTTTCCTGTTGCACCTTCAAGCGATCACGAGAGGTCTCGCCGTCTGGGTCTTTGCTTGCGCTCGCTGCTGGAACTGATTGGTTGCCGATTGCATCAGCCGATTCAATTCCATCAATCGTGTCATCGTAAGCGCCGGGATAATCTTCCATTTCGGAAAACCACTCTGGCCTGCGCGTTTCGTCTTCCCACTTCTTAGGAAATCGCACGCCTCCGTTTGCAACTCTGATGGATAGCCGCTCGATACGGGCATTCTTTTCTTCGGTATGTAAAAGTGTGTGAACAACTTTATCGATTCCTATTGCTCTTAGATCGTCCTGGAACTGAGAGCCAAGAATGTCACCGAAAGAATTTTCTTCAACTGTTAGCTCTACATTAGGATCGGCCTTTACGATTGGAGGAAACCATTCAAGTATTTTGCTGCGTGCTGCGGTTGGAGTAAGGCGGTCACGAAAAGCGTCAACCAGATAAGTAATTCGCGCTGCTGGATCGTACAGAGTCTCTATATAGCTTGAGAAATCTGATTTCTTCCGGCCTTTGCCTTTCTTGCCCTTCGATGGATCGCTGTAACAAATATGCTTGAGCGTTTTGCCTTCCAGTTCGGCAGGCGAGTAGTAAAAAAGTCTGTCGAGATTGAATAACTGCGTGTCCGGATCGCGCGGATCGCACATATACTCAGCCCCGAACTTAGAGCGCAGCAGGGCGCGAATCTTCAGTATGCGTTTGATGGTGAACCGCGCTGGCCAGTTAGAAATCCATTCACCCGTCGCATCACGGCGCATTACAGGGAACTTGATTGAAGAGAAAAGACGCTGGCCATCTTCGTCTTTTATGCGTTCAGCGCGAGCAATAATACAGTCGAAATTGATTGGCGTACCTATAAGCTGTACTTGCCCGCGCTTAGGATCAAGGGCAGGAATAACAGCAGACATCAGCCAGTTCCAGGCTTTATCCCTCTGCTCTTTTGTTTGGACATTTTCATCATTGTCCAAGTCGTCAGGCTTAATACAGGTCGGCCTTTGCGCTCCGTGTCTGCGACCACGCATCTTTGCGCCCCGACCAATAGCATCAGCGCGAACATTGTTAGTTGTGACTATTTGCCCTTCACGCCAAACAACACGGCCATCCTCGCGTCTGATCAGTTCAACCGAATCCCACTTACCGCGATTAGGCTTCAGGTTTCCAAAGTCAGCTTTGATTTTTTCGTTCGAGGCCAACTCATCTTTAATATCTTCGAGTTGACTCCCGGCCTGGGCAAAAGTATCGCCAATGAGGATTATGTAAGGATCAAGCCCATGACAGATTCGGCGCAATGTATCGCACAAGTTTGCAATAACCGATTTGGCTCCGCCTCGAAAAATCTGGATAGCGGTCAATCGCAGATCGGGATCGCCACGATGGACTTCAATGCCTAGCTCTTCTTTCCATCGCTCAATGTCTTCATCTGTAAAATCCTCAGATAAAACCTTGTCGAGAACTTCATGAAATTCAGCGCCCTCTTCCTCGAAATAATGAGGCAAGTAAGTTCGCCCGAATTCCAGCGCAGAATATTGCGTGCGGGCCAGTCGCTCTTCACGAGTGCCATCAGATTCAGTGAAAGCGGCACGGCCCGCATTCAATGCGTCGGTTGCAACCTGAGCAGCAGCGCGTTTCTGCTGCACTAGCTCAGTCGCAGCAGCAGCTATCTTGCGGAATTCTTTGCGAGATACTTTCCTCTTTGGAATTTTGAACTTTCCGCTTTTCATCACGCGCACAAAGTAGCTTCAGTTATTCGCTGCCTGGCAATCGAGAAGTAATCCTGGTCAAGCTCAATACCGATGAACTTCCTACCCATCGAAACGCTTGCCACACCTGTCGAGCCGACGCCCATACAGCAATCAACAACTGTTTCAGTTGGCTGACTGAGTGCGCTCACCAACTTCTCAAGTAATGGCAGTGGTTTCTGGTTAGGATGTTGGCGTTGATGACCAAACAGATACCGCAGAGAAAGCACAGAATTAGGACGCCTGCTCTTGAAGTTGTATGTGCCTTTTGTCGCGTACCATATAACTTCGTGCTGAGGCCCGAAATCTTGTTTGCAGTTTCCTGCTCCGTGAATTTGCTTATCCCAAATAACTTGGGAACGAATATTCCAGCCTGCGGCCTCGATAGCCATTCGGAAAGTCTCTTGAACCTTCCAGGTGCAAAAGCATATGAGTCGTCCACCACGCTTGGCGATTCTGTATGCGTCATACAGCCACCAGATGAAGGGACGGCGATCATTGCGAATAGTCTCACCAGCGCAAGACCTGTAATTGATCCCGAAAGGGGGATCGACAACGAATAAATCAACCGAATGATCATTAAGCTTTCGCATAACATCTAAGCAATCGCCTTGATAAAGTTCAGCTTTCTTCATTCGGTTTCCTATCAAGCAGCGTTTGAATTCAGACATTCTTCGATTACCTCTAAGACTTCCTCGCTGCGCCGGATCAGCTTATCTACCACTGTGGGTTCTTCTGCGGACATCCATTGCAAAACGATTTGCCAGGTCTTGGCAGCGATCCCAAAGCGATCACGCTCAAGGTCGGCCTGTCGTTCTGCCAATTCAATGCGCCGCTTCTCAAGAGCGGCCTTTTCCTCCTCTATGCCGAGTTTGCGGTCACGCTGTTCAACAAGAGCGTGCCGACCAACCTCTTTTGAAATTTTCACGACATCAATGTCGCCCATCTCTTGATCGAATCGAGCGACAATGTGTTCAGTCAGTTGCTTTCTCAACAACTGCGCTAGTAACCCGCTCGGATTCTTCGACGCTCCATCAATGATTGCCTGTGCGTCTGTTTCCATCAGCGCAACCACGCGATCACGTTGCTCTTCTCGCGCCTGACGCTGCCTGTAGCGAGTCAGGTCTTGGGGGGTAATGTCTTTGACATCTTCAAACAGCCCTGATGATTTGCAGGCTCGGCAAATCTCCTCATATGTTCGAGTCGAATCGTCAAGCAATCCTTCAAGCAACGCCTTCGCTTCAGAGTGTTCAGGCTGTTGCAATTTGTCGTAGAAACCTTTTGTAGCTGCGCGATGTTCGGTCACGGTCGGGCTACTCCCTTGACTCCGTCTTCATTTCCTTCCAGGAAATGGCGTCCCTTTGAGCGGATTTTGAGAAGTATCTTTCCTGACTCTTTCGAGTCGAAGCTTGTTCGCAGGCAGAGATTGACATACTTTCGCGCTTCAACTTCGTTGCGCTCTTCCGACAGATCGTCCGGGAAACAGCGGATCAGTTGTTCTGACACAAGCCAACTGACCTGCTTCATGAAATCTTCCCAGGTGAAGGGATAGTTGAAGCTGTCGAGCAGCGAGCGCACAGTCTTGGCGCGAAGCGGCGCTTCAGACTCATACAGAATTTGTATGAGCTTCAATCGCGCATCTTCCATGTAAAGTTGATCAGGAGACTTGGCCATTGTCCCTCTTCATTGCACCTTCAAGTATCAGCAATCGCTTGTTAAAGCTTTCGCGGTCTCTCATAGCGGCTCGTAGAAAAATCTTCAGTTCTTCAGTGGCATCAGCTTGAACTTTGAACACATCACTGAGCTTGCCCACTGATGTAGCTTCCTCGCGTCTGACTGCGAGTTCTTCTTTGCGGAATTCGATCTCTTTCTTGCGAAGTTCGATTTCCGCAAGGCGTACACGCTCCCAATTCGGCAACCCTTTCCAGTACACCCAGGCACAGATAACAAAGAAGCCGAGTAGAGGCGTGACGCCTAGAAAGTCTTTCCAGTCAGGCACTCGCTATTCCTCCGAGGCTTCGAATTGTGAGCTTGGCAACTTCACATCACTTGCAGCATCCTTCGCAGGCTTGCCGCCACGCAGAAGAATGCCTGGAGGAAAGGGAATGTCGCGCTTCTCTAAGACAGCGTCAGTCACATCAGCGGCATAGATGATTGCAGCGCCTGCCAGATCGTCGTTACCCACATCATCTGAATCTGCCTCTTTAAGCTGCAACCCGATTGCTTTCAGCATCGGGAGAGCTATCGCCAAAATCATTTTTTTCATTTTTCAAAACTCCTTCGATGTTTATTGTTGGTTAGCTGAATGGCTGAACCAGTCTAGCCCCCGTTAGCCTGATCCAGCCCTTTCAGCCTTCTACTGTGCTTTCACCTGGGGAGGAATAAGCAGCAGCAAGAGTGATCAATTTTTCCAGATCGACTTTGAAGCCTGGACAAGTCTTGTTTGAACGAATAGCGCGATGCGGAATGATATGATCGGCATCGCAGGGAATCTGCCATCGCTTACAAATCGCGGCGATTAGTTCCGCGCTCGCCAGATACATTGCATCCGTCCACTCATCAGTGGCCTTGCCTTCGTGTTCAATGCCAATGGTGTAATGGTTCGGATTTGCTTTCCCGTTATCGATGATCAGTTGAGCAGTCGGTTGATGAATAGTGCCTGCGTGATATGCCGTGTCTTTCTCATCAACGTATTGATGAACCTGTCCGGCCTTTCCTACGCAGTAGTGTGCGCTGACATACGATTGAGGATCAGCAAACCAGTTGTCACAGCTTGCGAGGCTGCCCGTTGAGATGTGAATCACAATGGCTTCAGGCTTGCGGCCATTGCGACCTTTCCGCTTGTGCGGCGTCTGTTTCTTTACGATGTCCATAGCGTCCAGAGTCCTCAGCAAAATAGTGGGAGCGTTACGCAAATCCACTCCCACGATCACAACCAGTTTTTTCAGGGAGGATGCCTGTGGCTCAGGCAACGTAAGCTGTATAACACAAGGAAAATGCCAGCGGATGGATAAAGTAGAGACTCGTAAAAAGTATTGGTTCTAAGAGGTTCTAAGAGGTTCTAAGAGGTTTACTTGAGTTTATCAAAGAGGGACATTTGACCATCATCTTGCGGCTTTATTCGAGTGGTCGTCGTTACGGTTTTGCCTTTAGTCTTCACTGTCTTTGTGATTTCAAGATTCATGTTAGGCTGCTTTAATGGATCGAATCCCAGCCAATCAACAAGGTCGCTATGCAGGACACGCGGAGACCTTACACCATTCGAGTATATAACAGGCAATTTTTTAGTGACATAGATTGCCCTTTTAATGGTGCTTTCACAATATACATTCAACGCGACAATTTGTTTGATTGACCAAGAACGCATAGGGGCATTCCTTTACTACTCAAATCTCAATATCGTCCAGTTTCTTCAAAAGCCTTTCTCTCCTCTTACTCAATAGCTCATATGATGCCTGAAGAGTGTAATATCGCCTCATCTTGTTCGCCTTGAGCGCCTTCGATTGCTCTTCCATATTTTTGTTGATAAGCGCCTCAAGCTTTTTCCACTCAATATCGGATTCGATCATCGTAAGTCTGAAGTAATCGATAACGATGCCTTTATGCTTCAGGTATGCCACTATCGCATCCTTTGAGAAGCTTTCAATTGTTCGAGTCTTCTTTGACATTGTTTCACGTAGAACAATTTATTTTGGGAATGCGTCCCACTCTCGACCGTCGAGCCTTCGGCCAGCGCGATGCTTGCCGACTCGATACATAAACTCAGCATCAAGTGTTCGACCCTTCTCTGTAGCTATCCGACCATCAGGCTCAACCCACACGCCAGGCAAGTTCAGATGGAACCAATCAGGATGAATCCAGCTACTCGATTTGACATCATAAGTGCCGATGTCTTGCCAGTGCGCGTATTCCCCCCATTGCTTAAAGTGAAAGGCTACCTGTGCGTCTCGGCATTGAACGCGCAGACTATGTGCCCAATCAGGGTGCATAGGGCGCGATCCGGAGCCGGATTCACCACCGACAATGACCCAATTGACATGAGAGTAAAGGTTTGATCTCCAAGTGCGGCGATGTTCCCATCTTTGGTGGGTCGTAAAGTTTTCAATAAAGTCTTCACCTGTAAGCGCGTCCCATCCCCAGCGGTGAGTAGTGTTCTGTTCGACAACAAGCGTTGTCAGATCAATTGGCCCAAGCAGCGGCTCTGCGCTGATGAACCGAACAGCGGCTGGCGTCAGCAATAGCAGAGGGATGCGCTGAACCGCTGTCTTCTGGTCTTCGGCGGTCACGCCGAGCCAGATATGAGGAAGCGGCCAGTTCTCCGTAAAATATCCCCAAGTTCTCTTATTCTTATTTAGCCAGCTTCCAATATGGGAATAGTTAATGCCGATCCTACAAACAGCGTCCAGAACTCTGAGTTTTCTCTCAGGCTCTAGCATATATTCGAGCATCCTCTGTGGCCGCTTTGTGAGAACTTGAAACGTATGATGAGGAGATAGAGCCATCACCGCGAATATTCGATCTATCCATTCATCAGAAACCCAATGACCGAATATATCCGTCATTGAGCATACAAAAATTTTTCTCGGTCTCTTCCATCGCAATGGCTGAGTCAGAGTTTCTTCATCAAGGTAAATCTTCACCTGATCTCGTGATTGTGGCTTGTAGGGTAACTTTGTACCCAATTGAAAGAATCCCTTGTTGGTTTGCTCTGCATAGCAATTACGGCAAGCATCAGAGATATGCTCACAATACCAGCCGATTCGACCAGTTAATAGATGAATTGCGCGAATCATATTCCAAGTCGCGTCAGTCCACTCTATGCCACTTCTATCGGCCATCGCTATTCCTCCTCAAAGTAATCATCGTCGCAATCGTCATCATAGAAGTAATCTTCATCGTCCGGGATTTCACCATATGAAACCTTGTATCCAAGCTCTTCCGCTTTTGCTCGTGCCACTTGTTCAGCCTCGCCCCATCCACCATCAACTGGAAGATCAAAGGAACCAAGATAAAGTTCTCTCGGAAATCCTATTTCACTCACTGTTGCATAACCGCGCTTCTGAGCCGCTTCCTGTGCCTCCTGTGATACGAATCCACAGATACAAGAAGGCGGGCCGGGAAGCTCACTCAACAGCACAATCTTTGCGTGTGGAATAACCCAGACATCAACTTTGTTCATCACCACAACTCCTGCGTGTATCGGAAGCCTTGAAAGCCTCGCCTCTTGATTGGTGTTTCCGGTCGGCTAACCGGGCCAGTGCAGATCGCCCAAAAGCGCGGCGTGCGGATCGTATCGTCCCAGCATCTGATCTCTGCCTCTTCGCCTGGAATATAACCAGCGATGTTGAGCCTCACTTGAATCTGGCCTTCGACCAAAAGATACATATGCAGGACGTCTACCGTTGGCTTGGCGCTCAGAGCGATGTAGATCGCTTCTATGCCTCCAGCCTCAAGTAATCCAATTGATCGCCTATAACGCTTCGCTCCGATTGATTCATTGCCATACAAAGAAGGCAGAGTGCGTATGATCCCTGTCGGTCGCTTATCCATAAAATCAAAATCTCCTTCTTTTTATTAGTTGTTGTATTTTTACCCGCGATCAACAGATCACGAATTTAGAGCCGATAGGAAAAGCCTTCGCGTTCTGAAATCCGATTGAATGTAGCCCGGATTGCATCTTCGATATTGATGCCCAATCGTTGTGCGAGTAGATCAAGATAGATGAAGGTATCGCCTATCTCTTGCGCTATTGCGGCTATAGCATCTTCGCGGCTTTTTGGCTGTTTCAGGTTGCCGCTCTCAACAGCACATTCGATGCGACGAAGCTTCTTAACAGCGTCGCAAACCTCGCCAGCTTCACCTGCCATTGCGACTGCCCAATCAGAGATAGACCATTCTTCAAGTCCACCCTTGTGCCACTCGTGTGCGCGTTCCAGGTTGACTTTCGACACCTGTTGAAATGTAAGTTTTTCGTTGCTCATAAACCCCTCCTTTAATCCTTGCGCTGATACTTCGCCTTGAGTATTTGCTTGTCTTGGCCTGAGCGGTCTATAAGGCTTAAGCCCAGACCAGCAGCATTATCTTTTGTAAGCAGACAACCTCCTTGTATCACCCATTGCAGGTTGTCCATTCGGAACCACATCACGAAATTCACCATACCTCCAAAATCATCCATCTCGATTCGATGTCTCTCATCGATGTCAAATATAGTTTTCATCGAACCCCCTTCAATTAATCCCAAGCTCTCGCTTGATCTGCGGGATCGCGGCCCGGATCATCGGCTGCGAAACCCTCTCTTTGTCTTGCGCCTTCCAATACTTCGACCCAGCGCAGTTCAACAGAATCCTTATGCAGCTATGAGCCTGCTTATGAAGCAACATCTCAACGCGCTTACATCTGAACCTGTCCTGTAAAAACGATTCGCGCCCGAACTCACTCCAGCCGAGATAGCCAAATAAGCTATTGATGGCCTTGCGCTGGCCGATAGACGCGAGATGTTCAACCTGCCCTCCTACTGATTGATCGCTGGCAGATGAGTGTTTCGGCGTGAAGTGAAGAACATTCGCGCCCGCTGCCTGGGGAAGTCTTGGTTGCTTTTCTTCCCTCACAAGCGCGTCGATCAGTAGAATCAATTCCGGCTGTGTGAGTTCTGTTAAAGAGGCGATTCGAGGCTTTCTCAACTCAGCTTCGGCAAACATATAGAGAGCCTCTTTGTAGTCGTCAGAGCCTTTCTTCAGGTCTTTGCGTAGATTGCCCCAAGTGGCGTGAACCTTCGCATACATACGCCTGCGAATCTCTTTCTTATCGGCTGCGGTCTTTTGTGCTGCGCTCATTGTTTGCTCCTTAAGCATCGCGGATGATGCTCACCTATAAGTCTTGGTTCCCCAGGCCAGTCTGTGCAGTGACACTCAATTTCAGATTCCAGGATTTCTCCGACATTGCGAGCCAACCTGTCTTTTGTCTCAAAGCTGGTCGCGTATGTGAGAAATGCTTTCCAGTCTGTGAAGATCATCACTATTGCTCCAAGTCCAGGCGAAGCTGGCCAGCAAGCTCCGGATAGTTGGCTTTGACTATTCGGTTCAAGGTATGAAGCTCGTCTAATGCCTGGCCTTTGAAGGTTTCTATGTAATCGAGCATTTCCTGCTTTGAAGAACACCACCAGTAACCGGCTGGCTGTTTGCGTCTCGACACGATTGGAAAGTGATGTTCTTTGCGAAGAGAACGAATGATGTTTTTCACTGTCCTGTCAGTGACTTTTCTATTCATCGACAGGTCTATTGAAATACGAATCATTTCATTCTCGATTGGTCTATCGCTACGAGCATCAAGCAAAAGGTTTGCGACATAGGATTCCAACTCGGTCAGCTTGTGACCACGCAACGGGTTTAATAACTCGTTTTCGTAGACTTCAAACTTCAGTTGTTCAGGAGATGGATTCATTACTTGCTCATCTCTCTCATCTTCGCCTGGATCATCTGCCACTTCTGTTTGGCCTGATCTTCAGTGAGTTCCGGCAAGTCAGAAAGCAACCTGCTATATATCTTTTGAAAGATTGGGTTGGTTTCCTCTTCGACTAGGATCGCCAAATCATCAGCCCACTGTTTGCGCCAGTCTCTCTCGGACTGAGCGCCGACTTGCGAATCTGCCTTTTTCTTTTTCATAGCCTCAATGTCCGGTGTGATCACTCCTATTGAATAAAGGACTTTGTTATTGCTTCGCGCCCGATCAGCGCAGGTTTGAATAGCTTTCAAAACGACTTCAATAGATGTTTGAGAATCAAATAACTGCTTTGTGAATTCATACTCATAGGAGGTCAAACGGCGACGCCCGGTTATAGGAAGCCAGACGTCGCCTATCGCTTTTCTATATGCCTTCAGTGTCATCGCTGTTGATTCTTCATCACCTTGAGCTTGTTAATGGCCTGTGCAAATTCGGCCTCATCGAAGGAAGCGGAAGAGTTCACATCGAACTCTTCAAGCAGCCAGTCTCGATATGCCGAAAGGTTAGGCTTGTTATCTTCTCCTATAGTGATCAGCCCAACTTCTTGAGCCAGAGCGTGAAGCTCGGCCAGAAAGTTCCTTCGCAGGCCGGGCCAGTCTGGAACCTGGACAACTTCGTTAGGCTCTTGAACAAAGCGGATGTCGCTAGGCTGAGGCTTGTAGTTGGCGAGGCGTTTGGCAACTTCTGGACTGAGATTGACGACAGTGCCACCTTTGAACACGTCGTATCCTGCCATCGTCAAAGCGGATCGTAGCGCACGCGAGGCAGCCAGATCATTCGGACTCACATCTTGGCCGCTGGGCAACTTCTCGCCAATCGTCGCCACTCCTGTGCGGCGATAAGTCCTGCCCTCGTTATCGATCAGCGATGCGACCCATAGAACCTGTTTGAGATCGGGAACATATTCTTTGAAATCTACATCGATAGAAACGAATCCACCCGCTTTGCGTGCGATTGTTGCCAGTTGTTCGCTCGACAGCCAGGGCTTGCCGTCGAGCCTCAAAACATCATTCGGGTTAATGCCATAAACCTGTTGTAGCTCATTGAGCATCGAAATAGGTGCAGTACTCATAGCGCGAACCTCCGTTGAAGTAGAATTGATGCCAGAACGTAGCTGTGACCGCCGCAGTTATCGCAGCGGCCAGCAGCCGTTAAGAAAGTTTTGCGTGGTAATTTTTCCTCGCCTGAGCAGTCGCCACAGACGATCATTGTTTCAGTAACGTGCCGCTCGCTCACTAGTGGATTCTTGATGAAGACCTGCGGCAGTGACTTTTCATCCGCGTTCATAATCGGCTCTATCGATTGAAGCCAGTTGTCGAGTTCGCTTAAGTGACACGGCCCCTCGTCTGGTAGTAACAGCGTTCCCATAACTCACCTCTTCTTTTTGCTCTCTTGGCGTGATGAAAATCGTTCGAAGAGTTTTTCGACCGACACCGCTTGATTCCGCTCACGATAGCTGCTCACTGTATTGATCAGCGTATCGAGGTCACGATAACGACCGTAGCTGCCGACGCGAGCAAGTTGTATAACCCGCTCTGTGACCTCTTTCGGCTCAAAGCTCTCTTCAAGCCGTGCGCGAATTTCATCTTCAGAGAGAGTGCCGAGATTGATTGATAGTTTCAGGCGAGAATGCACGCGCTGAAGCTTTGACCCGCGTATGGTTTGGGCGAGTTCCTCTGTGCCTAACAGCACAATGCCAGTGTTCGCCTGGTTCCAGATCGTAACCAGATGGTTGATAGATTCGATCTTCAGAAAATTAGCCTCATCAATTGCCATCAGGCGAGGCTGTTCGGCCAGCAGACCTTTAGCGCGTTGCATCAGCGCATCTTTTGAACCTGTATCTATATCGCCGAGTGCGCGGCAGATCGCCGAGAGAAAGGCGCGAGGCGTCATTCCATCATAGGCTTCAATAATGACCATTCCGCCTCGCGTGTTGCGATTTGCGAAATGTCTTGTGATAAGTGTTTTCCCCATCCCTGATGGGCCAACAATATCTACGAACATTTTGCTGTCGTTCGCTTCCACAAGGCCGTGCTGAATGAGCTTTGCGGCTGTGACGTTTTCGTCTATCTCTTCGGACTTGCCGCCCTGCTCTCTGTGATCAAGCCAGCCGCGTAGACGATTCTCGAATCGCTCAAGCATTTCCTGAGAGGATGCCCACTTGCAGTTGGCATAGTTGTAGACTGTCGATTCACCCATCCCAACATTGCGAGCGCGATTCGTTTCATCTTTGCGCCTGCCGTAAAACAATTGCATTGCCCGGCTGACTTGAGAGTTAGACCAGCCGAATTTTTCTTTGAAATTGATGAGCCTTTGGCGAAGCGGTTCATCCCACTTCAAGTCCGTTCGTTGAATGCCAGTTATGAATGCTTGGTTAGCTGGGGTGTAATTAAAAGTGGGACTTGAAATCAAGCCGCAGCTTGACGTATCTCCTCCCAGTATGATTCCCACTCCTCATTTGCTCTCACAACTCTCAA